TGGCTTGAATTTAATAGCTCTGCTCTCCAATTCATCACGATCTTTATACAGTATAATTTCTTCTTCAATTTCTTCAGCATCACCAAAATTAGTAGCATGTAAATAACTTCTGATAATCTGCTCTTGGCTGGATTCATCAGTAGTATCTAACTGGCGAATTTCTTCTACCGCTGCTAAAGATCTGAATAAACCTTTTAGATCTTGACCACCATTGGCCACATAGTGTGCTGCTACTTGTAACTCTTCAGGAAGCTCTTCATAGAATTCACCAGAAACTTCTTCTTTTGTTTTCTTTCTTTTCTCTTTCTCATTAGATTCAAACAGTTCTTCCCAATCTTTAAGAGTATATTTAGATACATCTTCCTCACCCTCAAACGGTGTAAGATATCCTTTTTCAATAAGCTTTGTACCAAGCTCTACTAGGTTTGTAGGTCTACCACCTTTTTTTCCTGAATCTTCTTCTTTTTCCTCATTGGTCTTAGGTTTAAGGAGATCTTCTATTTCCTTTTCTTCTTCTAGAGTTTTTCTTACAACTCCTTTGGCTGCTGCATCGACATCTGCTTCCTTTTCTTCATCAGTCTTTTCAATGAGCATCTTATCAATATCAACCTTTGGGTTTCTACTGAATAAGCTTTGTTTACTTTCAGGCACCATGACATTTTCTGCCCCGGGTGTACCTAACAATTCATCAAGGGATATATCCGCTTGACTTACTGTTGTGTTATCTTTAGTTTCTGACATATAGTTGGTTTTTTGTTGGTTTAATTTTTGTGTCTTAATATAATATAGCAAAAATATAGAAATAAACTTTATAAATGTGAAACTATCTTAAAGGCTCTATTAAATATTTTGCATAATATGGCTATAAGCTATTTCTTCTTCTTTGTGTCTTTCTTCTTAGCATCAAATTTATTCTTATTTTCCCTGGCTATCTCTAGATCAGTATTCTTCATCCGCAGCTGTGCTGCTAATTTTTCTCTTTCAATCTGAGCTTTTTCTCTATCATTAGTCATTCTGTTAGACTCTTTACTATTTTGTAAATTCATGGACTGTTGAAATTCATCTGATTTTTTAATTTCATCCAAGGCATCCAAATAATCTGATTGCTGATTAGCATTGATATCCTGCATAGCGCCATAGCCGGCAGACTTAATCTCAGCAATAAGAATATCTTTTCTTCTATCCTTCTCTTTTTCTTGCATATCATGATCAAGTTGCATTTGCTTTTCTTGAATACGAGTCTGCATTTCTTGCTCCTGCATTTCTTGCTGATGCTGTTGTTCTTCTTGTGTTTTTTTGTTGGCTTTTCTTTCTATACTTTTTAAACTATTGGTTAATTCACCTACAGACTCTGTTTGCATAATAGTTCCTAGATCATAAATGGTAGCACCGGCAGTGTTATTAGTGAAGGCTAATTGTTTCATTTGTTCAAGAATAGCTCTTTGATTAGCCTTAGTTGTAGCAAAGACATTTAAGTCACGCAACAATAAGTCAGTACCATTCATCTCAAAATTAACCTTTTCATCTGCAGAAGTCATGTATTGAAGTCTAAGAGATGGTTTTCTAGAGTTATAGAACATTGCTAAGTCAGTTCTCATTTGATGCACACGCGGCATTAAATAATCTGAGTGATTGATAAAGAAGTTTTCTGTTTGTGCAAAAGATCCTACCATAGCTTGTTCTACTCCTTTAGCTGTATCTATCTGACCCATCTGTTGACCTAATCTTTGTGGTGTAATTCCTATTACTTCAAAGCATTGTTGCTTGAAATAATTAGCCATTTGGATCCTAGACATCATACGGTTAGTCTGCTCTAAGTTCATTACCTGGAAAGGATTCTGAGAGATTGAGTTTTCTGTATTAGCAATAGATGTATCTAAAGGTAAGATCTGAAAATTCTTCATTGCTACATAAGCCTTGGCAAAGTTGTTCTTACCCCAGTCTTCTCCTAATGAGCGCTTAGGTAATGCATTCTGATCTAACATGATTACTGTGCCAAGCTCGTCAATAAGGATATCAGCAATCTGATTGTTTACAATATTGTACCCGATCTGGAAAGGCTTCATTAAGTCAACCATAGAAGTTGATCTTGTATTTCTGTCATTGAATACAGCTCCCTCTACAGGAAGTTTACATCCATAAAGAGTGTTCTCACCTTTGAACTGAAACTTTAAAGGCCCTAATCTATTTTGATCAATACCTAAGTACATTGGATTTACTCCTCCTGGATTATTCATACCCCAGAAACTTGGATGATTGGGTCCAATCTTTACACCGCCCCAAACCTGGTTGATCCAGATCCAGTCAATGTGCTCACCAAAGATCAAGTTATCTTTAGATTTGTTTTTGATTAAAGTTGTATCATAGATAGCCTTGTCTGTAACAACATAATCTTCTCCAATGATGTCGGTAACTACTTCACCATTATCACTGATCTTGGTTAAGTGACCTACTTTTCTTTGAGATTTCCAATAAGCTGTAGTTACGCGTAGTAAGAAAGCTGCACCCATAGGCGCGTAGTCTTCTCCTTCAGCCATGATCCAATTAATAATATCACCACCATTATACACAAAGTTATCATACATAGATGTAAACTGTCTGTAGGCTAAGGACGGCATATTAGTATTCCATTCATGAGACTTGGTAGCATCATAGTAAGATCCATCATTCTGGTAACCCTGTAAAGGATAACCGGCAGATCTTACAGGATAGATAGCTTCAATAGATTCTAATTGTTCTTGAGTCATCACATATCCGTACTTATCAATAACATCAGCAATGGTCATCATCTCAATTCTACCTACCCAATTACCTTGAGAGATATAACGAGCCTCTGCAGATTTATGATAGAAAGTAGTAACCGGATTCCATAACTCAATATCATAATCATCTTCCATCATCTTCATGTGCCAGAACTCGCGATCGGTAATAAGCATATCACGGAAACCTCTTTCCTCTAGCTCATCCATCTTAAAGCGCTCTTCATCAACTTTGGTCTGATGCATCGCCCATTGCTCAACCATAGATCTATAATCTTTATCAAAGAAAGTCTGAATCTCAGGAAGTGTTTTTAAATTCTCAGGAGACATTTGTTGCTCCATTTGTTGTTGAACCTCTGGATCCTCAGGATCCATACCTTGTTCAAGCAACTTGGCCAGCATCTTTTGTTCTGCTTGTTGAAAAAGAACTTGTTCAACTTGAGATCTCTTTTGTTCTAATTGTTCATTGTATGAATACTCATCTTTAGCTTGAAAAGTAATCTTAGTATTTCTTTTAGCAAACTCTGCTGTGAGAACATTAATAACATTTGGGATAATAGGATAGAACTTTAATTCTAGAACTGTAGGATCTTCTTTCATTAAGGTATCCACAAGATCTCGCATTTCATTCTGTTCTTCAACCATGTAGTCACCACGGTCAATAACTCCCTTAGCTAACTTATAGTTCTTCATAAGTCTACGGGCATTTCTACGGATTTGCTTAAGACCATTCCACTCAAGCCAATCTAAGTTCCAAGCAGTCCATTCTTGGTCTTTTTCTTTCTTTGGTAAAAACTGTAAAGGTTGAGTTATAGAACCCATCCTGTTATACTCAGCTTTTTTGCCAGACTTCATTTGTAATGCGTTTAATACTTGCATAGCTATTATTTTATGTTTTTAAATGGGTTTCTTGGAGGTCTTTTATCCAAAGAACTTTGACCCATCCCAATATGTCGGAATGGGCTATTAGTAAATTTATATAAATTTTCTGACTTTTGCAAGTCTTTTTTGTCTGTTGTGTCTAATCTTTTTCTAACACCTCTATTTGCTTCTTGAACTTTTGCAAAAGCTATGAGAGCTCCTAGTGCAATTAATCTATCTACATTGAGTCCTTCCCTGTATTGTTGCATCTCAACCATAACCATCTTATCAGGAATTCTCTCAATACCATAAACTACTTTAACTACCTTACCTTCATCTGTGGTTACTTCTTCTAAAACTTCTTTACAAAAGTCTATTAGGTAAGGTAAGATGTGGGCCCGGAATATTGTTCCAGTATTTCTCCATCCATACTCCTGGTGATAAGTTTGAACATTATCAATGTCTTTTCTGAAAGTAATCTGACTCTTGGGAACTAAATACTTTTGTTTTTTTTGCTTGATCATGTGAGTTATAAAGCCGGGGACGTTGCTCTCAACAAGGGTCCAGGCATTATACCATTCAATCATGTTCTCTAATCTTTTATGAGTCTCATTGATATCATCAAATCTTCCACACCAGCTGGCTACAATTTTATCTTGTTCTATGT